TCGTGTTTGCCTTCGGGTGCAACGAGATCGGCTCCTCGGTTCAAGACCCGTTGCTGATCCGGTGGTCAGACCAAGAGAGCGCGGTGGACTGGACCCCTGCGGCTACCAACCAAGCCGGTAGCCTGCGCTTGTCTCACGGCTCCGAGATCGTCACGGCAGTCCAGACCCGCCAAGAAATCGTGGTGTTCACGGACTCCGCCGTTTACTCATTGCAGTACCTGGGTGCCCCGGAAGTCTGGGGTGCGCAACTGCTTGGCGACAACATTTCGATCGAAAGCCAGAACGCAGCCATCGTGGCATCTGGTGTGGTGTACTGGATGGGCGTGGACAAGTTCTACGCCTACGACGGTCGCGTTCAAACGCTTCAGTGCGATCTGCGCCGCTACATTTTTGGAGACATCAACCAGTCCCAGGGTGCTCAATTCTTCGCCGGTACCAATGAGGGCTTCAACGAAGTCTGGTGGTTCTATTGCTCGGCCAACTCCCTCACGGTGGACCGGTACGTGGTCTACAACTACCTTGAGAAGATCTGGTACTACGGCACGATGGCCCGCACTGCATGGCTGGATTCCGGTACGTTGGACTATCCAATTGCAACGACCTATCTCAACAACATCGTGCTGCATGAGAATGGGGTGGACGATAACGTCAACGGCACGCCCGTGGCGATCAATGCCTACATCGAGTCCGCTGAATTCGACATCGAGGACGGCCAGAATTTTGGCTTCGTCTGGCGCATGCTGCCCGACGTGACGTTTGCCGGATCTACGGCATCCAACCCATCCTTAACTATGACGCTGATTCCCATGAAGGGATCGGGTTCAGGCTTCACCACTCCGCAGTCTGTCGGGGGATCTAGCAGTGCGGCGGTTACGCGCAGTGCCACCGTGCCGATCGAACAGTTCACCGATATTGTCTACATACGGGTGCGCGGGCGTCAGTTGATTATGAAAGCCCAGTCAACTGATCTTGGCGTGACGTGGCAGTTGGGTTCGCCCCGAATCGACGTTCGCATGGACGGCAGGCGCTGACCATGAGTTTCATCATTGAAAATGCGACCGTCCCCGCCCCACCCAACCTGCCACTGGCTCCGGGGGATTACGACTCTCGGTACCAAGAGGCGCTTAACAACGTCCTGCGTCTGTATTTCAACCGGCTTAATTCACTGCTGAGTCGAATCGTGACAACTGCATCCCCTATCCCAGTTTCTATCGGCGGCACCAATGTGGACGCCTTTGGGCGGGTGCGGGTCAGCCAGCCCTACACGCTCTTCGACAGCCAGAATCGCTACGCTGCGGACAACCAGTTTGACGTTGCTACAACCGGCACAGGTACAACCACGTTCCTGTCTAACGAAGCGGCGTTGAAGATGGAGGTCACCAACCTCGGGGTTGGCTCCGTCACGCGCCAGTCCTACCGCTCCTTTCCGTACCAACCGGGTAAGGGCTTGTTGGTGCTTGCCACCTTCGTGATGGACAGCAGCATGAGTCTGAACCTCACGCAGCGGGTGGGCTATTACAACGACAGCAACGGCGTATTTTTCCAACGCATCGACGGCACCTATTCATTTGTTCTCCGGTCTTCGGTCACGGGTTCCCCGTCCGACGCTCGTACCGTCAATCAAGCCGACTGGAACGGCGATAAGTTGGATGGCACTGGGAACTCTGGCTACACGCTCGACCCGTCCAAGGCACAGATTCTGTGGATGGACTTTGAGTGGTTGGGTGTGGGTTCGGTGCGGTGCGGCTTCATCATCAACGGCGAGTACATCGTCTGCCACACGTTCAACAACGCCAACTTGATCACCAACGTCTACATGACCACGGCCATCCTGCCGGTGCGGTACGAGATCAAGACGGTGACGACGCCCGTGGCGGCTTCGATGAAGGCCATCTGCTGCTCGGTGATCTCCGAGGGTGGGTTTGAGCAAACCTCGATTGACCATGTGGCGCGACGCACCGCAATCTTGGGCACCATCGGCACGACCTTCCTGCCTATTGTTTCCATCCGACTTGCCTCTAGTCGGCTTGGTTCGGTGGTGCTGCCCAACCGGATTCAAGTTCTACCCACGACCAGTCAGAACTACGAGGTGGCGTTGGTAAAGAACCCCACGCTGACCGCTGCCTCATGGACGGCTGTACCCAGTGACTCCAACGTGGAGTACGACGTGTCAGCCACGGCCACCTCGGGCGGCACCATCGTGCAAACCGACTACGTGACGGCATCGGGTTCTGGCGGTGTTGGGCCGACAAGCGCAGCCACGGGGTACAACTGGGACTTACAGTTGGGTGCATCTCTTGCAGGAGTCAGTGACATCTATACCCTCGCAGTCAGAACTGTCTCCGGCGCTACCACGGGTGACGTGGTGGGCTCGTTGTCCTTCTATGACCTGACGCAGTAACGCCATGGCTGAGTTTGACGAGTTTGGTTCGTTCTATGGCGACGAAGGATTTGTTCCTGAACCCGCGCCTGCCCCTGCGCCCGCTCCAGCCTTTGATCTCAAGGCGTACATGTACGCTCTTGACCCCAACGATCATGCGCTTGCCACCCAGCGGGGGCTTGACTACGCACGTCAGCAAGGGTGGTCTCCTGAACGCACCGTAGCGGAGTGGAACAAAGCCCTTGGCACGTCGTTTACGCTGGCCGATTACTACCGCGTCGCCGGTACACAACCACCCGCTCCCGCGCCTGCCCCCGCGCCTGCCCCCGCGCCTGCTCCCGCGCCTGCTCCTGCGCCTGCTCCTGCGCCTGCTCCTGCGCCTGCTCCTGCACCTGCTCCGGCGGGCCCACCGCTGCCTTCTTGGGCGGCAAACATGCCTGATTGGTCGGTGCCGATTGAGGATGACTCTAGAACACTGCCGGACGGCACAAGCGTAAGTAGTCTGTATCCTGTATTCCTGCGGGAATTTCGCACCGCATACAACGACACAAGTACAAGTTACCCGGACAATCTGCGGCGGTACTTTGCTGCGCAGAAAGTGCAATCTACGCTTGCATCCTATGGGGTAACCGACCCTGAGCAACTGAAGGGCTTCAAACAGGCAACTACGCCATCTGGGGTCATAGCCACATTCAACCCCGATGGATCTATTCGCAGTCAGGTCTATAACAGCCTGTTAGATTTTCGGGGTGCGGGCTTTGGCGACTTCCTCAAGAGCGCGGCTTCGATCGCCCTCATGGCATTCCCGGGGGTTGGCACTGCGCTGGGCGCGGCAATCACTTCTGCTGCCGGGGTAACGGCTACCGCTGCGGTCAATGCGGCCATCGGAAGCGCACTACTCAATACGGCGCTTACTGGCGGAAATATCAAGACTGCCGTCCAAAACGTTGCTGCCTCCATAGCAGGAACTGCGGTCGGTGACGCCGTTGGCAACGCCGCAGCGGGCGTCTTTGGTGAAAAAATTGGAAACGACTTTCTGGGGGCGGTGGCTCGGGATGTGACTCGTGCTGCGGTAATGGGGCAGGACCTTCAGACTGCGGCCACCATGTCGGTAATGGGCAATGCGGCTGAACTGGCACTCAGCAAGATTCCCGGCTTCTCTTCCCTGCCGCCTACGGCGCAGTTGGCAGTTCGCCAGTCTGTGTACACCGCGCTTCAAGGCGGGGACATGTCCAACCTTGGGGCCTCTATCACCAATGCAGTAGCCAACGGGGCGATTGCATTTGGCATTTCGCAGATTCCAGGCTTTGATCAACTCAGCCGGTTCCAACAGCGGGTTGCCACCTCTTTGCTGACTACTGCCATTCGGGGCGGGGATCTGTCTGCGGCAGCCATTAATCTGGCGCTTAATCAAGTCAATCGTGAGTTGTCGAACGCAACGTCCAAGACGTTCCGCGACCTTGGGAAGAACGAAGGGTTTTACGAATTTGCCGATGGGTCTTATCTTGACGGCGACAAGTATTACGACAAAGGCGGCAACCTTGTCTCTACGGGGCAGACCCGGGAGTCTGTAGGTAAGCCCTTGGCGGACGAAACCGAAACCAAAGCCGTTCCTACAACTCCTACCCCCACTGCCACCGAACAGGTGATGGTCACGGCTACGCCCACGCCAGAGCCTACGGAGGTCGTGGTCACTCCTACGCCAACTCCGGTCGTCACGCCCGTAATTACTCCGGTAGTTACGCCTACCGCCACGGCTACGCCTACTGCCACGGCTACGCCTACTGCCACGGCTACCGAACAGGTGACGGTTACGGCTACGCCCACGCCAGAGCCCACGGAGATCGTGGTCACTCCTACGCCAACTCCGGTTGTCACGCCCGTGATTACTCCGGTAGTTACGCCTACGCCCACTCAAATTGTGACCGTGACGGCTACGCCCACGCCGGAATCTACGGATATTGTGGTCACTCCTACGGCGTCTGTGGTCGTTACGCCCGTGGTTACTCCGGTTGTCACTCCGGTGGTTACGCCTACACCCACTCAAATCGTGACGGTTACGGCTACGCCCACAACGGAGCCCACGGAAATCGTGGTCACTCCTACGCCAACTCCGGTCGTTACCCCAATCGTTACCCCAGTTGTCACTCCGGTAGTTACGCCCACGGCTACGCCCACGCCCACGCCCACGGCTACACAAATCGTGACCGTGACGGCTACGCCTATAGTGGAGCCCACGGAGATTGTGGTCACTCCTACGCCCACGGCTACGCCTACACAGATCGTGACGATCACGGCTACGCCTATAGTGGAGCCCACGGAGATCGTGGTCACTTCCACGCCGTCTCCGGTTGTTACCCCAATCGTTACCCCGGTAGTTACGCCAACGCAGACCGTGACGGTGACGGCTACCAAACTGCCAACAGATACCGTAGTCACGCCTACGCAGA